GGGAAGATCCAAGTGCAACCAGACAAAATGCCAATATTACAATTAATACAGTTAGATCACTAGATCCAGGTGGGGTTATTATTAATAATACTGGAGATGGTTATGAAGAAGCGCCATTAATTTACACTTTCCCAAGTGCAAATAGCATAGTAAATCCAACACAAACAATTGGTACTTCTACAGATTTAAATGCAGATTTAGAACTTAACGGATATATTAAATCTATTAACGTTACCAATGGCGGATCTGGTTACAGCACTCCTCCAGAAGTGATTCTTGGTGGAGACATGTCCGAATTGCAAGCTACTGCTATTTTGACTGGAGATGTTGTAACATCTATTGAAATTACTGGATATGTAATTGGCAGTCCTGTAGATGGAGATGGAAATCCACAAGAAAGATATTCAAACAAGCAAATTACTATTGATGGTAACGCTGAAGCAGAAATCATTCTTGGTAAGAGAATATCTAATATTTGGATTACTAGGACAGGTGAAGGATATGCTGCTGGCGGTGAAGTTGTATACATTCGTGGAATTGGCGGATCTCCAATTACTACATTGGATGCCACATGTTTGGTAAAACGTTTTACTGAGTTCGTTATTAATGATGGTGGATATGGATATATTAAAAATCCAACTCCAACACTAACAACATTCGGTTCTGGTCAATTCTTACCAACTGCAGAAGCATTTACAGATTCTGAAGGAAGAATTACTTCTGTTAGAATTAAAAATGAAGGAAGTTATGGTTATACAGTAACTGGAATATTATTCGATACCGATCAATTTGCATCAGGCGGTACATATGCAGTACAAACAAAATGTCAAAGAGATCTGGGATATTTGATTGATGCATATGTTTATCACTTGCGCTTAGGTGGCAATGCAAAGGTAGTTGAATTTGCACAACTATACTATAAAGGAAACAAACTTGGTTATATCAATGATGAATTGACAGAGACATTGGCAACTTATGAGTATGCCAAGAACCTAATGATTTCTGCTATGAGAAATGCTCTACCAACAGGAACTTATACTGCTATTACTCCAGTGACAGATCCAAATGTTCTGGTAGACACATTGTTCCCAGTTTGCGTAGAAGTTGAAAGCGCACTAAACAGCTTCCATAGTATTCTTGATACTATTCTGTCCGAAGGAAAGGGATTGGTTGAAGTTGTTGAAATCAATGAAAACAAGTCTGGATATTGGTCACAAACTCCAACATATTCAAATTACAATATTATTAATGATCCACTTCTAATTGGACAAGAATGTGCCGATGTAATCTCTTCTGTAAATTCTCTATACAATAATATGGATGATTTACTCAACGCAAATTTAGTTGAGCAAACTTTACCAGATTATATTGATGGTGAAACAAAACAATTTGAATTATATTGGGAAGATGGAACTCCTGTTAATACGGAGAAAGATGAGAATCTATTCTTAACACTCAACGCAGTTCTTCAAAGACCTAAGTTTACAGAAACATATCCACTATTTGATTCTTATTTTATTGACAGAACTACAATTCCCAACGTTCTTAAGTTTGATACCCCACCAATTTGGGATCAAGATCTTGGTGCGAAAACAATTGGTGAACCAACTGCTGTGGAAAAAGTATTTGGTGTTGGTGTAGGAAATTACAAGAGGTTGACAATTGATTATGACTTGGTTGATGGAGTTAGAAATGGTCCTTTCTTAATTCTGGATGTAGAGGACAACACAGTTCAAAACATTGAATCTGAAGATAATGTTTATGTTTTCCTTGATGGTGTTCTACAAAGAAAGACATATTCATACACAATCTCTGGTCCAAATATTTACTTCAATGTTCCTATTAAAAAGGAGATGAAGATTGATATTCGTTATCTATATGGAAGAGACGTTGGTCAAATTCTAAACATTTATGATTTTGCACCAGACACATATTTTGCTCAAGGCACATTAAGTCTTGTGGCAACTGAATCTTCTATAAACGCTCTGACTGCGTATGCTTGGATGGGTGAAAAGATTGGATTCCCAATTCATATTCTTCAAAATACCTCCAACGGAACATACAATATTATTGGTGCTATTAAAGATACATTTAGAACTAGCAATACTAGCGTTGAATTTTCAATAAGAGGAAACAATGGACAAATCTTAGGAAATGATATTATTTTTGCTGTTGCTGGTGCATATGACTTGAGATATGTTATGCCACAATCTGATATAACAAGTTATTCATTGACATACAAAACAGATGACACAGGTAAAAAACTTCTAAAAGACGATAGCGCATTGTGGACTGGATCATTCTTTGCTAAGTTTTACAGAAATCCATTTGTTTCTTTGTCAAACGGTGACAAAATTAGAGTAGATGGAGAAGATGATTTTAGATCTATCAAACTTCTCCCTAATGAAACTACCAGTAAGGATGGAAGACCTGGAGAACAATTAACAGATGACATCTATGGTTCTGTCTCAATTGAGTCTTACACTGGAGTAACAAGAGGAGAAGGTCTCTCTGTTGTTGCTGTAATGGAGAAAGATGAAAATGGAAACCTTACTGGCAGAATTGAAAAACTTGAGTGGAATCAGCGTAGTTACGAACCTTTAACACAACCAACTGCATACCAATACTTCACACCTCCAGTTCTGAAATTTATTCCTCAGAATGGTGATGGTGGCGGTGCTAGTGCAAATGTGCTAGTAAGTAAAGGTCAAATCCTCAGTGTTGACTTACTTAATGCGGGTTCTGGATACACTGCGGCTCCAAAAATTATTGTCTCTAGATCTTATGACATCCTCACAGAAAGAGATATCGGTGTATCTCTAATTAGTGTTGGTGTAAATCCAAGGGTTGATGGATTTACAATGACAGCTTCAAGCAGCATTGAGCTCATCAGTGATGCTGGTCTGTCTGAAGTCCTTATTGAATCTTCTGTTGTTACAGCACAATATGTAAGCGATAGACAAATTATTTCACAACTAGATCTTCAGCAGCAAAATACCATTGCAAACGTTACTATAAAACGTGAAATTGAATACGAAGTATTTGCTGATGACGTTAAGGTATTTGATCTAGCATCAGAACCAACTTATGTAACATGCACAGTAGAGAGCATTGTAAGCAACAATGTTGTATCTTTCAATAGACAGATTACAACATCATTTGTTAATCTTCTTCCTAATGATGCATTGTCTAACATCAACTTCTTTGAGGTTGCTGCATTCTTACAAGTTGATCTTGACTTTGATGATCTCATTGTTTACATTGCAGATACATCAAGATTCAAAGAAGTTGGTTATTTATTGATAGGAGATGAAGTTGTCAAGTATTCATTAAAACTTGGCGATAGATTCTTATATGTTGATAGAGGACTACAAGGAACTACCCCACAAAATTGGGCAGCAGGAACTTATATCAGACAAATTCCAGATCCAGTATCTGTATCCTTCGGTGGTGTTGTTGCTGTTGAGGCAGAATCTCAAGTTTCTACGATAAGTGTTGGATACGCACAAAATGGTGCAGAAAGTAAGGTTCAGTATCAGATTATTTCACCTGAAGTAGTAAGTCCAGAAACTACTTTGGAAGTAGTATTGATGCCACCAAATAGTGGTGTTGTTGACTATTATATTGAAACAATCTTTATTCCAGATCCAATTCCAACTAGAACGGGATCTGTAACTCTTGTAGAATATGTTGTTGACAAGAGAGATGGTACAAGCATTGCATTCAGAAACAAAATTCAAGGATTATACAATCCATTCATCTCACAATCACTAACAGTTGCTAAGGTTGGAGCAACTATTGGATCATTTGATCTAGGATATGATGGTGGTGAATTTGAAGTTTCAGAATACACAATTGAACAGATTGATTCATATTTCGCTGCTTTGACGCTTGGAGAATTTACGGAAAATAGACATACCAGTTACACAAAGAGTGGAGAATACTTCAATCTTTCCTCGCCATCATTTAACACTCCTGTTGGAATTGCAACAAACACTACAACAATTCAAGGAGGAAGTGCTGGTGGTTCGGGAACAGTTGTAGCAGTACCAGATACAACTCACTTCCCAGATAGTGGTCATCTACTTATCTACACCAGTGGAGTTGGATTTGGAATGAATGTTCTATCTTACACTGGAAAGACGGCAACAACATTTACTGGATGTGAAGTTGTCCGTGAGCACGAGACTACTCCTGGAAACGGAGGATTCATTATTTCAGGAACCACTGAAGTAATGCCAACTACAATTACCTAAATAAAGGCATAAATATAAATAACTCAGGCACAAATCACGTCGGAAAAAACCAATGGCTGCTATTATCTCTGATAAGTTTAGAATTTTTAACGCGAAACAATTCCTTGAGTCGCTTGAAGAAGGTCCTAGTGACACGAGTGACGAACGCTCTAGGATGTATTTCTTTGTGGGTCGTCCGCAGCCATGGAGAGCATACCTAGAAATCTACGGACAAAATGCTACTTCATTTACAGTTGGCGATGAAGTTTATATTGGAACTTACGCCACAACTGGTTTCCGTGCAACAATCGCTGCTGTTTATGATAGTGCCCTTCTTCTAACCGACGTTTTTGGCAGCAACGGAACTCAGTCTGCTCCTGCACTGGCATCCGATCTCAAGTGCCGTACTGGTGGTGCTGGTGGTTCTGACACAGGTGCTACCGCTAAGTCTGGCGTATATCGTTATGCTACCGAGGACATCCCACCTCTCCCACTAGACAACCAGAGAGAAAAGATTTCTCTATATGACGATCTAATTGCTGCTAAGCGTATCAGCAGTGCATATGCTAGAACGGTTATTCGTCGTTATAACTGGGACTTGGTTGCTAACCCCAAGTTTGATATGTGGAAACCAGATTACTCTGCTACTCCTGGTTCTGGTGGTCAAATTGGCAAGCAAACTGCAACTGGTGCAACCAACATTGCAGATGCTAAGTTCTATGTAATGAACTCTGCATACGAAGTATTCAAGTGTCTCTATAATGGCGAAGGTCCTGGTAATGCTACTGGACAAAACGCAACAGTAGAACCAATCATTGGTGGTGCTGGATGGGATGCAGCAACTGGTCTCTTTACTGAGCAGTCTGGTGCTGGTTACATCTGGAAGCATATGTACACCATTCCAACTGATGATGTTTTGAAGTTCCTTTCTTCGGACTTCATGCCAATTGTTCTTCCATCAAACGCATCACGCCAAAGCGTAGAAGGTCTTGCAGTTTCTGGTGCAGTTGATGTAGTTCTAGTAGAAGATGCTGGATCTGGTCTTCCTGCTTCACAAACACTTTATGCTGGTGTTAAGGGAGATGGTGTTGGTGGTGTAGTCCAGTTTGTTACTAATGGATCTGGAACCATCACTTCAGCATCGGTTGTTGTTCGTGGTTCTGGTTACACTTACGCTAATGTTCTTCTTACGAACGGAAATCTTTATAGCGACCAAGCACTGACAACTGCAGTTGCTACTCCTGGCGGAGCGGTTGGAGCACTAGAAATTGTAATGCCTCCTGCTGGTGGTCATGGTTCAGATCACGAGACGGAACTCAATGGTAAGCGTGTGATGACAAACATTCGCCTAACCTACGCAGAAGGTCAAGGTGACTTCCCTGTTGATAACGATTTCCGTCGTATTGGTATTATTTCCGATCCATATAACTGGGGAACCACAACATATTCTACCGCTGACACACTATCAGGTCTAAAGTCAATTAAGATCACTGGTGCTAGTGCAGACTATGTTGTTGATGAAAAGATTGTTCAGACAGTATCTGGTGGTACTGCTTATGGTACAGTTGTTTCATGGACTCTAGATAGCGGTTCAACAACCGATGGTGTTCTTAAGTACATCCAAACTAATGATGCACACACTGATCAAGGTGTTGTAAGAGCATTCGAATCAACAGCAAATGCAATTACTGGAGAATCGTCCGCTGCTTCTGGTTCTGTAGATACTGGATATGCTGGATCACTTCTAGGTGTAACATTTGCATCGGGTCTTGCAGCACCAGAAATTGAGAACAACTCTGGCGAAGTAATTTACGTTGAGAACCGCCGCCTAATCACTCGTGCTCCTGACCAAATTGAAGATATCAAACTAGTCATCGAGTTCTGATTTAGACAAAGATTATCAATCCCTCCAGAAATGGGGGGATTTTTTTTATCTCTACTAAATACTAGGGACAAGATGCTAGTATTTGGCGGAGTACAATGCCACAAAAGACTAACCTTAATGTAAATCCTTATTACGAGGACTTTGACGCGAAGAAGAATTTCTATAAAATTCTTTTCCGTCCTGGTTACTCTATTCAAGGTAGAGAATTAACGCAGGTTCAATCTATTCTTCAGAACCAGATTGAATCTTTCGGCAAATATGCATTTAAACAGGGAGAACTAGTTGTTCCTGGTGAAGTTGGTCTTAATACAAAATTAGATTATGTAAAGCTATCATCAGTTTCAGAAGTTGCTATTTCTGATGGAACTAATATTGTTTACAGAAAATATGACATTAGTCAGTTAATTGGTCAACAATTGATTGGTTTGACATCTGGTGTTATTGCTAAAGTATTGGCAACTAAACTAGCAACCGAAGGTAATGCAGATACTGTATTTGTAAGTTATATTAATAGTGGTAATTCTAACACAGAGCCAACTTTCCGCCAAGGTGAAACGTTAGAAGTTGTAGATGGTGTCAATACTCCACTTCTAGTTGTAGGAACAGATGGAAGTGTACTTCCAACTAGTATTCAAGTCACAAATCCTGATACTCAAGAAGTTACTTCTATTGAAAGTCCCGCAATGGGATTTGCTTCTGCTGTCAAAGTTGAAGAAGGTATCTATTTTGTCAATGGTTATTTTGTAAGAAATGACGAGCAACTTCTAGTTATTGAAGAATATTATAACAAACCATCAGCAAAAGTTGGTTTTACTATTGTTGAGACTATTGTAACTCCAGAAGAAGATACATCATTATATGACAATGCTATTGGATCTTCCAACTATACTGCTCCTGGAGCACATAGATTAAAGATTGCATTAGAGTTAAAAGAATTTGCTCTAAATGCAATTACTGATAAGAATTTTATTCAATTACTCACTGTCTCCAGAGGAGTAATTCAAAGAAAAATCGAATCAACTGATTTTAGTGTCCTTGAGCAAACATTAGCAAGAAGAACATTTGATGAGAGTGGAGATTATGTCGTAGATAATTTCTCTGTTGATATCAGAGAGTGGGCACAAAAAGATAGCAATAGAGGAATTTATAGTGTAGATGAATTTGGTCTTTACAATGGTCTATCCGAGTCCGAAGCTTCCAGAAAAATGGTCGCTAGTATTGGACCAGGAAAAGCATATATCAAAGGATATGAAATTGTAAATAAAGAGACAAAATATCTAGAAGTAAACAAGGCAAGAGAAAGTTCTTCTACTGATAATGTCACTCTTAAAGTAAAAGGTCTTCCAACCTATAGAATTACAAATACTTATGGAAGTGTTCCTCTAAACAAAGAAGGTTCTGATCTTACTGCATATCCTGATGTATTCTTATATTCAACATTTAATGATGGTTCAATTGGATTAAATGATACAGAATCAACACTCGATCACAGACAAACTACAGATAGAAGAGGATCTATCTTTAGTGTTGACGATGGTATCAAGACTATTACTGTCAGAGTAACCAATACAGATCCAGATAAAGTTATTGGAGCACTCAATGACGATACATTAAAAACCACTTTTAGAACTTTATATTTTGTAAGAGCAAGAGATGAAAGTGGTGCAGCAACATCAACTGGTTCTGTAACCATGTTGGCATTTGCCAAAACTAAAAAACCACTAATCAATCCATCAGATGCTGTTCAATTTGTAGAAGCAACTATCATTGGTCCCAAAGATGATGTTGAACGAATTTTGATTGAATATGATACTGGTGATTCTAATTACAAGAGAAAATTATATTTAACTGAAGCAGACGCAATTGCAGGTGCTGTTGATAGTCAGTGGGGAGAAATTGTTGATTATAGTGAGACTATTACTCCTGTAATTGGTAAAGCAAAACCAAGTAACTTCTATCTGGAGCAAAGAGGATCTGGATTTAATTCTGATTCCGATATTGTTCTTTCTAGAGGTCGTCTAGGAAATGGAGAAGCTTCTTACAATACTATTTTTGGTCTATCTTACTTTGATCCATCTTTCTTCACCAAAATTATTTTAGAATCGCAACCAACTGGAACTGGAGCATTTGACGAAGGTAAGTATGTATTTGGTGTAACTAGTGACGCATATGGTGTTGTAGAAGGAACTTCATCTGGAAACTATTCTACTTCAAAAATTCTGTTTGTAAAAACTCTTTCTGGAAAATTCCAGTCAGGAGAGACTCTTAGAGATGAAGATGGCAATACTGTAAAAGTTGCTAAGGACAATACAATTTCTCACTTTATTGTTCAGTCAAGAGGTCTTGGATACGCAGACAATCCAACTCTTCTAATTAATGGACTTGAATATGATAGTTCAAAGATTCTTGTAGAAAAAACAGTATCTGGTGAAGTATACTCTGTAAGAATTATCAATAGAAATTCTGTTTCCGTTGAATACTCTCAACCACCAGCAATAACTGTTAATGCAAATAGTTCAAGTGCTGCTGCAGTTGTTCCCGTATTGTTCAGAAATTCTGTAACAACATACACTCCACAGAATGTAAAATCAATTGGATGTCAATATGGTTCTGGAAATGCAAACATCTTCTCTGCGGATGTTGTAGTTGACAACCAGCAGTATTCGGAACTAACTCCAGTAACAAGTTTTACATTCTTTGGAACCAAGGGTCAAAACTTTGTTGAGTCTACTAGTTATAGTGCTGATGCATCCGTTGTTCTTCAGCAAGGAGATCTCGTACAATTCTCAGATGATGACAACAATTTAGTTCGTGCTATTGTTCAGTATGCAACGGTTCCTTCTGGATCTTCAAAAACAAGGATCTACTTAGACGTTGCATTACCAGGAACAGTTTCAAACACTAGTATTGTTAGACTAAGACCAAAAGTAGCAAATACCAATTCTGGAACATTACTATTCCAAACAGGTACAAAGCAAGTTGCCAAAATTTCTTCTGGTGGGGATGATACCAAGATTAAGTATTACTTCAGAAGAGATTTTGTAACTACTGCTTCTAGTGGAGGTGGAGTTATTTCATTTGCAGCACAACTGCCATTTGGAACACAAAGATTTGCCGCTTTCTCTGAATCAAATTATGTCATTACTGTTCTAGATCCAGGTGATGCTCCAGACATTGAGAAAGGAGATATCATTTATGTAAATTCTGATAATGTTATTATTACTTCTGCTACTGATAATGCAAGTGGTTTGACATCTGGTAGTATCAGTCTCAATCTGCCACCAACTTATTTTGGAACTATTCCATCAAATGGAACTTTCCCCAAATTAAAGTTGACTGCTACACTAGAAGTTTCTAACGCAAAACCAAGACTTAAGACAGCAATTAGAAATAGAAGAATCGTTGTTTCTTCTGCTGGTGATCGTGTCATTCCATTTAGAGGAACTGATTATGATGCAGATTCGGTCGAAACATTCTCATATTCCGATGCATTTAAACTTCGTTATGTTTATGAAGGAACTGCATCACAGCCACCAGAAGTTGATACTGCAGGTAATTTGATTTCTGGTACTGAAGTAACATCCAGATATACTTTTGACAATGGTCAAAGAGATACAATTTATGATGTATCAAGAATTGTCTTGAAACCAGGATTTGAACCAGCAACTGGTCAACTTCTAATTGCTTTTGATTATTTTGAACAATCTCAAGGAGATTTCTGCACAATTGATAGTTATCTACATGAAGCAGGAGTTGCTGAAGATGAAATTCCATCATTCAACTCATCTGTTCTAGGTAATGTAGAACTTAAGAATGTAATCGATTTTAGACCAAAAGTAGACAGCAACGCAATTGTTCCTGGTTATCTAGATAAAGCATCTCTAGAAGTCACAGAAGGTTCTTTCTCTGGAACTGGTGCTGTATTAGCAAGCACTCCTGCCCCAGACGTTAATCTGGAATATACTTTCTCATTCAGTCAAGTTCAATACTTAGATAGAATTGATGGCGTTTTCTTAGATAAGAAAGGAAATTTTGTTATCAAAGAAGGTAACTCTTCATTGAATCCAACAAAACCAGATCCAATTGAAGACGCAGTTCCTTTATTCTATGCATACATTCCAGCATTCACGAAGTCTAGCAAGGATGTAAGAATTACTCCTGTAGATAATCGTAGATATACGATGAGAGATATTGGTAAACTAGAGAAGCGTATCGAGCGTCTTGAGTATTACACCACACTTAGCATTCTTGAGCAACAAGCTCTAAACATGCAGGTAAAGGACACCATTGGACTAGATAGATTTAAGTCTGGTTTCTTTGTTGATAATTTTGAAGCACATAGAGTAGGCAATCTACAATCACTTGACTATAGATGTGGTATTGACAGTCAGCAATCAGTTCTTCGCCCACAATCAAAAGAAGATTGTGTAAGTCTCAAGGAAGTAAATACGAGACAAGATCAAAGAGCAGTTTCTGGATATCAAAAGAGTGGTGATATTATTACTCTTCCATATTCACACCTTTCGATGATTCAAAACAATTTTGCATCGAAAACTCTAAATCCAAATCCATTTGTTGTTCTGCAATATGTTGGAGATGGACAAGTTTCTCCATCGATTGATCATTGGTATGATCAATCAGAAGCACCACTAGTAGTAGATACAAATACAGATCTATTCAAGATTTTCTTAGCAAAAGAAAACGTAAAGGAAAGTTTCTCCAGTCTCTATAATTCATTTGTAGTTAACTGGGTTGGAACATCAACATCATTTACATCTATCAATTCTCTTGGTGAAAACAATCTTCAACAGGCATCTACATCTGTAGCATCTGCTTCTGTTGGAAGTTCATCAAACATTAGTCCACAAAATAATCAAATTGGCAAGGGTATTCAGACTAAGAGTGTTGGTGAGAGTCTCGTTTCTACATCACTATCATTCTTTGCCAGAAGTGTTCCTGTTAAGTATGTTATCAGAAGAATGAAACCAAATACAAGAATCTATGCATTCTTGGAAGGGAGAAACGTATCTCGCTGGGTAAATCCAGATTTAAGATTTACAGGAGTCGCTGGCAATTCTCCGTCCGCATTTAATGGAGAGATTGTAACTGATGCATATGGCAATGCCAGTGGAATCATTCTTGTTCCTGCAGGATATCCACCCCTAGAAAACACAACTTGGACTGGTGATGTAGATACAGTTGCTTATGATACTAGTGGAGAGGAAATTTCTCTAACATCTGGAGTTCTAACTTTCAGATTTACTTCTAGTGCAACTAACCAGGCAAAGGATAGTGTTGATACCTATGCAGAAGTAAAATACTATGCTACGGGACTTCTACCAGAAAATCCTGCAAGTATTATATCGACAAAACCATCTTACTTCAAATCGAATGAAGGTGTTCAACTAATTGATAGCAACACAGATAATCCAGTAAGACCAAATCCTCTAGCACAAACTTTCAAGGTAGAAAACTTTGATGGGGGAGTTTTTGTTACTGGTGTTGACTTGTTCTTCAATAAGAAGAGCACAAATATTCCAATTAAGACTTACATCACAAATGTAGATTCCGAAAAACCAGGAAAGAGTATTGTTCCTGGAACGGAGAAAGTTCTTTCACCAAATACTTTCCTTAAATGTTACGCTAGTGGAAATGTAACTTTACTCAAAGGAGAAAAAGTAACAGGAGCATCATCTGCTGCTTCTGGTCCTCTTCTACAAATCTTTGATAAAAATAATGTAGAACTGGTTGCTTCTTCTTCAGGAGAATATTTCCTAACAAACGAACAAGTTTATACATTTGTTCTAAGCAATCATAATGGTAAGTCATTTGTACAAAATGAAGACCTAGTTATTGCAAACCTAACTAAATCAAACGCTGCAAATAACACAAATCTTTCTGTTACTATTGCAAAAGATAGTGGAAAACTTTCTGGAATCAGAGTTACCGACCCTGGTCAAAATTACAGTAGCGCAATTTTAACAATTGAAAGTCCACAACTTCCAGGTGGAGCAACAGCAACTGCCGCAATTGAAGTTTCAGATGGCAAGATTTATAACGCAGAAGTTTCTCTAAGTGGATTTGGATACACAGAACCACCTTCAGTGGTCGTCAAAGGCGTCGGAAATGGCGCTGGAGGGTGCGAATTGCAAACTACTATAGAGATTGATACCCCAGCAGTCAGAATGGGTGTAGCGGTCGATGAGGGCGAAGTAACAGAGTCTACAACTCCAACACACTTTGGGTTTGAATATCCTGTTTATTTACAGAATGATACCGAATATGCTTTAGTTGTTGAGACCGATTCAACTGATTACACCATGTGGGTATCAAGACTTGGAGAAGTTGATGTTGCAACTAGCACAGTTATCACCACACAACCATCTTTGGGTTCTGTATATAGATCACAGAATACAGAAAGTTGGACGGAAGACATTTTTGAAGATCTCAAGTTTACTTTATATCGCGCAGAGTTTAATATTTCTAAACCTGCTGAGTTGTTACTGAAGAACGAAGGTCTCGGTTACGAACTTCTAGATCACAATCCATTCGAGACGAACGCAAGTTCTAACTCCAATGCTTCTTCTCTATTGTTCAAAAACAACAACTCAGTTCTAAAAGTTTCTCACAGAGACAACGGATTCGAAGATTCTGGTAAGTCTTACGTTTTCTATAGAACAGCACAAGAGACTGGTGGTATTACCGCTTCATCTTTAAATAGCAACCTGTTTAAGGTTTCTAGTTCTGGTATTGATTCTTACACAATCAAGTCTGCTTCACAAGCAGCATCCAACTCTGTTGGTGGTGGAAATAAAGTTTATGCTTCATACAATAGAAAGTATGAAGTTCTTTATCCACAAGTTCATTACTTGACATTTACAGGAACAAAACTTGAGTCTTATGTTAAGACAACTAATATTATCCCTGTAGATTCTTCAACAACAAATTACACTTCATATTCTCAGTCAGATTATGAGAAGACTTTCTTGAATGAACCACATTACTTTACAAACCAAAAAGTAATTGCTTCGGACATCAACGAAACTCTAAACAATGTTGGAAGATCTTTGACATATAAGATGACCTTACAATCATCCGTATCTCACTTGTCACCTGTTATCGATCTTTCAAGTGCATCAATCAAGACTATTAGTAATAGAATTGAGAACGCAAAGGGAACAGAAAATAGATTTGGTAGAAGAGATCAAGTTATTAAGTTCTATCCAGTTTATCAATTAGAACTAACTGGCAATGCTGGAACAGAAATTGTTCCAAATCAAACCATTGTTGGTCAGACAACAAAGACAAGTGGTGTTATTGCCAAGATGGTTGGTAATGTTGCTTATGTGAGAGTCAAGACTTCACAATTCTTCCAAAGAGGAGAATTGGTTTCTCTTGGAACTAATGATGAATTAACAAATGTTTCTGTTGATTCAAATCCAATCCAAGTATTCTTTGACATTGAAGATGCTTCTACAATTGTTGCTAGAAATCCATCAGTATTAGCGGATACTTATGACAATGTAATCACAGGTAAGTCTGTAATTTGGAACACTCTCAATCAGGAACTGATTTTGAGAAATGATACAAGACCAATAAATGATGATTACACTGGAAGAATTATTGATAACGTTCTATTTAATAGAAATGCTGAGACTGCTGCACAACTTCCAGACATCTTCCGAGTTGGAGATTTTGTTAAGTATCCAGCACAACCAGAAGACGAAAACAATTTCTTGGAAGTTGGATCCGTCACTTATCAGTCTGGTGTTGATTTTGTTTCTGACAATACATCCAAGAACAGTTCTTCTGTTGCTAAGTATGTTACAAAAGAAGTTACCATCTCAAGTCCAGCATCTGCAATTGATGTTCATTTGACCGCTAACGTCAAGAACATTTCAGATGTCCAAGTTCTCTATAAATTTAAGAAGGCATCCAGTCAAGAAAACTTTGATGATATTGACTGGGTATACTTTAATGAGTCTGGACAACCAGACACCTTGGAAATTGCAACCAGTGAAAATACAATTTCTGGAGTTGTTGAAAAACAATCTTCTTACCAAGATTTGAAGTACAGCGTTTCTGATTTACCAGAGTTTTCTTCCTTTGCTGTCAAGATTGTGATGAAGGGAGTTGATCCCGCTTTTGTACCTAAGATCCAAGACATTCGTGCTGTTGCTTCATTCTAATGGATTTTGCAAAAGTACAGGGTCATGATGGTCTAGTTAGAGATATGAATACAGGAGCTATCATTAACAAAGATAGCTCCGCCATTGAGGCAAGGAGAAAAACTAAAAACCTCTCCACTGCCATAGAAGACATAAATAACTTGAAGGAAGAAATCTCTGAAATCAAGGCACTACTGCACGAGTTAATTAAAAATGGCAATTCTTAGATCCGTTGCTAGAACAGACACCTTTGAAACCCAAAGGCAAAAAATAAACCTGATCGCTCAAGATCTATTTACAGTCCAGACTTCGGTTGGATCTGGTGCTTTCAGTATGAGCGATGGTAGTGCTCAGCAACCAGCGTTATACTTCACCAATGCAATTGATGTTGGTATTTTCAAAGGTGATGAGAGTTTATACATCTCAGCAAAGGGTGCAACGGTTGCTAACTTTTCAGAGACTAATTTAACAGCATTACAAGATTTT